CGCCACGTCTTTTTAGTTCTGCCAACGCTTCAATTTGCGATTTCGTTATTTTTCTGTTTACCATCACCCTTCTCCCTTTTTGATTGGTTTATTCTTCATGTCTGCAATGATCTTCTCCGCTGACAATGAACGGTAGATCGTTTTGCCGCCCTGCTTCTTGACTTTAAGATTCCTACCCAGCGGGTCTTTTTTCCATTTGCTCATCACCCTTCTCCCTTTGTCTCATTAATTACAGATTTGAGAGTGTGATTGCTCATATTATCCAGAACGTCATACGCCATATCCCGTAGGTCATCGTGGTAAGGCTCAAAGTCGAAGTCGAACCGCTCACTGGCATCTACTGAATTGACCTCCAGAAACAAGTCTTCAATAGCGTCCTGCACTTTGTCTTGCAGTACATCGCCAATTTTTTCTGAGCGCAAACCCATGCCAGAAATGTATGTGGCAATCGTGTTTCCAGTGCAGCCATCCATCAAATCTGACAGTAAGTCTTGGCCACACCATGTTGACGGCTCTTGGTATTCGCCCGTCTCATGGTCGTACTTTTCATCAGACTTTGGCATCAATGACACATCACCATCGCGCCGTACTGGTTCTGCCAGCATTTTTGTTTCGCCCATCCAATCATTAACGAGCGCGTGAATTACTCCATCGACTTGTGACCAATCGTCATTAGGCGTTGGCAATCTTTCCATCACCCTTCTCCCCTACGCTGTTTTTTTCTTGGTGGTCTTGGACTTCACTGGCACATACACGCTGTATGAAAGTATTTCCTCAAACTCATCCCAATCGAAAAACGTGTTCAGTTCACCATCGCACGTTGCAATGGCCGCATATTCGTAAACATGGATTTTTGGGCGAGGCCATACACGCGGGAACCAGCGTCGCTCATTGTTGCGAATAATTTCCCACCGTTCTGCGAAAGATTTATTCTTCCAATAATAAAGTTCTTCACCCAGATTAAAGAAGATTTCGGCTGTACGTGCCCACGACATATGCCGGTGATCATCAGTGTGATCTGGCCGCACCTTAACACGCGACAGATATAAGGTGTGGACGGTAATCGTGTCATAACCCAAATGGTTGATGTCATCTTTATCTGGGTCACGCTTCCAAGTCCGTTCAATCGTAATTGCGTCTGTCAATTTTCTATTCCTCTCTGTGAATGTTCTGACAACCCAATGTCGTCAAAACGTAACGTCTATACAGGTATATATGCTGTGTGCTATAAGAGTGTCAAGAATTAAATTAAAAAAGTTTGACGGATGAAAACCAAGACGCCCTTCTACATCCGATTACGAGCGGACCTGATGGATACCTTGCGAGAGGAATCGGAGCGCAAAGGCATGACTATGACCATGATCATTGAACGTGCCCTGGATGCCCAATTTGGCCCACTGAGGGGCAATGTCGTTAACCTGGAAGACCATATGCCGGAAAATAAAGATGGCCTTTAGGAGCAAATATAAGGCCGTTAAGACGGAAGTGGATGGCATCACCTTTGATAGCAAGCGCGAGGCTGCACGGTACATGGAACTTATGTTGCTGCAGAAAGCCGGCGAAATTTCGCATTTGGAATTGCAGCCGTCATTTGTGTGCATGGTGAACGGCCACAAGATTTGCACTTACAAGGCTGACTTTCGTTATTTCAACGCCAACGGGTCCGTTGTTGAAGACGTTAAGGGTATGAAAACACCCGTGTATCGGCTCAAGAAAAAGCTGGTGGAAGCTTTATATCCAGGTGTCAAAATTCAAGAGGTTTCTTAGTGTGTCACATTTGCAAGAACCGTGGTGAAATCGTGCGTCCGATCTATACGAAACAGGTGGTGGTCACGCGCTCAATGCAGACGCGAGAAGGCATAGAGAACCTTCGCAGTTGCGAAACCGTAGTCCTGGGCGGCGCCGATGCCTGTCCGCGGTGCGCCCGGCTGGCGGAGATCGAATATCAAGCGTCGCGGGCATGATTTGTCCCGAATGCAACGGTGACGGCGTGGTGATCACAGAAATAATGTCGCTGATGACATTGAATTATGCACGGTTCCGTGAACCGCACTGGGAAGAGCGTGAAGTCGAGTGCGATGAGTGCCGGGGAACGGGAGAGGCCGACGATGAGTTATAAATACACGCTTGGATACATTGTATTGATTGTCCTAGTTAACTGGGGTTTCACAGTCGTTCCTTTGATGGAAATGCCCGGCGGCGAAATGTGGCCCCCGATGTCGCTGGTTGTCGGCTTGATCTTCGTGGCCCGCGACTACGCCCAGCGCGAGATCGGGCATCGTGTAATTATCGCAATGCTGATTGCCGCTGCGTTGAGTTATGTGATGGCAAGCCCGTTTATTGCTGTAGCAAGTTTAGCCGCCTTTTTGGTTTCAGAGTTTGCTGATTGGGCCGTTTACAGCTTCACCAAGAAGCCGCTGCATGAGCGGATTTTGTGGTCAAGCGCACTGGCAACGCCACTGGATTCAGCGGTTTTCTTGGCCGTGATTAATCACCTTAGTTGGAGCGGCGTCATTGCTATGACCGTCAGCAAAATGATTGCGGCACTCATTGTTTGGCAAATTGTGAGGCAGCGATGCGCGTAACATATTCATTCACGATGGAAGCGGTCTGTCCCGTGGACAAAAAGAAAGATGTTTATCAGGTCGAAGTCATTTCTGACCGCACGATTCCCGTTGAGGACATTTTGCGGTTAACCAAGGATCAGCCAGAAGGGTTTCAAGAAGACCTGACAGAAAACCTTGCGAGACTTCTAGGAGCAAAGGTGATCTCAACAGGGCATCACAGCGGCGTGAAGACGGTATGCGAGGCGTGATGATCCACTATCATTGCGGCGATATTTATCCGAACCATCGGTTAATTGAAATGGCTGGGCGGCATCTGCTTATCAGCCATGCTTATCCGACGGCCGCGACCATAGCACATCAGATTTCACAGTCGGTACTACTTGATAACGGCGCCTTTTCGGTGTGGAAATCCGGCAAAAAGGCCGATTGGGAAAGTTACTACGAATGGGCTGACATGTGGCTGGATTGCGTGACCACCTGGGCCATTATTCCCGACGTGATTGACGGTTCTGAAGCTGAACAAAACGCATTGATCAAGCAATGGCCGCATGGTGATCGTGGTGCCCCCGTGTGGCACCTCAATGAGCCGATTGATCGATTGCTAACGCTGATAGAGACGTGGCCAAAGGTCTGCCTGGGTTCGGCGGGTGAATATCCCGAAGTTGGTACAGATAAGTGGCATGGCCGCATGACAGAAGCGTTTAACGAAGTGTCAAAACGGGGCCGAATGCCCTGGCTACACGGCCTGAGAATGCAGGGCGTTGGCCATCTGTATCCCTTTGGTTCAGTGGATTCCGCTGACGTGGCCCGCAATAACAACAGAAAACAGAACACGATCGAAGGCATGGTTTCGCGGTGGGATTGCAGTCAGCCGCAAATGCGCTGGACAAAGAAACCAGTTCAAATTGATTTAATGAGTATTGTTGGATGACGCAAATTATGCTTTCGAGCGCAGAAATGCTGCAAGGCGCCATGGTTGGCGTGATGCGCCAGGTTCAAAACCTCAAAGCTGGTCGCAAGCATCGCCATGGCGGTTCGGCAGACGCCGGCTGGCAGATGAACATCGAAGGCGCGCTGGGTGAAATGGCCCTGGCTAAGCACCTGGACGTTTACACCGGCGGCACAGGCGTTATTCGCGGCCCAGACGTTGGCGAGTGCGATGTCCGCACCACATCCGGCGCTAATAACAGGTTAATTTTGCACCCTGATGACCCTGATGACCGGGTGTTTTGGCTGCTGACCGGAGCAAATGGCCAATACCAGGTGCGCGGAAACATCCTTGGCGCCGAAGGCAAACAGCAGAAATGGTGGAAAGACCCGGTGGGTGGGCGCCCAGCCTACTTCGTGCCACAAGGTGAACTGAACGATGGCTAAGTTCCCTCACCTACCTTTGTGGACCGATGCGTATATGGCCGACACGTTGCACCTGACCCATGAAGAACATGGCCTGTATCTGATGTTGCTGATGACGATCTGGCGGTCACCAGACTGCAAAATTCCGAACGATTTGGAGTGGGTAAAAAGGCGCCTTCGGGCCACCGATGATCAGATGGAAAACCTGGTCAAAAATCTGTTGGATGAGTTCTTCACCACCACCGGAAATCACATCACACAAAAGCGCCTCAAAGAAGAATATGAGTATGTGAAGAAAAAAGCGAAAAAGAATAGCGCTTCCGCTAAGTCCCGATGGCAAAAGGAAAAACAGGTATGCGAACGCAGTGCCCCTATACCTACACCTACACCTAGTATAGTTACTAACGTAACTATATCGCCCAAATCTGACGATTTGTTCGAAATTTGGTATGAGCCTTGGCCGCGGAAAGTTGGCAAAGGTGGCGCCCGAAAAGCGTTCAAAGCTGCCCTTAAAAAAACCGATTTTGAAACCCTCTGCCAGGGCCGTGATCGATTCATCGCGGCGGCAAGCGGTCAGGACAAAAACTACATTCCTTATCCAAGCACATGGTTGAACCAG